TTTCTGAAGAAATGAAAAAAGAACTTGATGCTTATAAAAGTTATATTCAAGAATCTAAGACAGTTCAAGAAGCTAATCTTAAAAAGAATGAGTATTTCGAGAAACGAACTAACGATGTTTTTAATTCTGAATTCAAAGGTTTTGAGTTCGAGATAGGAAATAAAAAGATAGGTTATTCTTATGGAGATGCACAGGAAATGAAGGCAAAACAAATGGATCTAAATAATTTCATAGGTAAATACCTAGGAGATGATGGATTGATTAAAGATGCTAAAGGTTGGCATAAAGCAATTAGTGCTGCGATGGATCCTGACCGCTTTGCAAAATATTTTTATGAGCAAGGTAAAGCCGATAGTGTTGGAGATATTTCTAAAAAAAGTAAAAATGTTAACATGAACATAAGAAGTACTCCACAATCAATAGGCGACACAGGATTTAAAGCAAGACAGGTTGATACTGGAAGTGGAAAAGGTTTGAGAATAAGAAGTAAAAATAAATAAATAATTTTAAAAAACTAAAAAAATGGCAGTAGATGCAGTACCAGGGTTTGACTTACAGCCAAGCTCAGAACAAGTCTTATTACAGACAAATTATATTACTAACTTTGATTTCTTAAATCAGTATCTTCCAGATACTTATGAGAAAGAATTTGAACGTTATGGAAACAGAACAGTAGCATCATTCTTAAGAATGGTAGGCGCTGAAATGCCTTCTAACTCTGACCTTATCAAATGGGCAGAGCAAGGAAGACTACACACGAAGTACACAAACGTAACTTCAGGAGCAGCGGCAGCAGCTGACACAGCAACATTAACAATTGGAGATGTTTTAGTACCAGGTTCTGGTTCTATCGCAATTCGTGTTGGACAAACAATTATGTTATCTGACAGCACAGCGGCTTCTACAAATAGCAACAAAGCTATTGTAACAGCAGTTGATACAGCGGCAGGTACAATTGATGTAGCTTACTATGCAGCTGGAGGTCAGACAATGGCAGCAGGAGTTGTATGTTCTTTATTTATCTATGGTTCTGAATTTCAGAAAGGATCTGTTGGTATGCAAGGACAGCTAGAAGCTGATGATTCTATCTTTGAAAATTCTCCAATTATCATTAAAGACCGTTACGCAGTATCAGGTTCTGACATGGCTCAAATTGGATGGATTGAAGTAACTACAGAAAACGGTGCAACTGGATTCTTGTGGTACATGAAATCAGAACACGAAACTCGTTTACGTTTTGAAGATTACCTAGAAACAGCAATGGTTGAAGCAGTTCCTGCTGAAGCTGCATCTGGAGCAGGTGCAATCGTTGAAGGTGTAGCAACTGGAGTTGGTAACAAAGGTTCTGAAGGAATGTTTTATGTTATTGAAAACAGAGGAAATGTATGGTCAGGTGGAAACCCTGCTGCATTAGCAGATTTTGATGCTATTATCTCTCGTTTAGATAAGCAAGGTTCAATCGAAGAGAATGTTATTTTCTTAAACAGAGAATTTGGATTTGATATTGATGATATGTTAGCATCACAAAACTCTTACGGAGCAGGTGGTACTTCATATGGTCTTTTTGACAATGACAAAGAGATGGCTTTGAACTTAGGATTTACAGGATTCCGTAGAGGTTATGATTTCTACAAGACAGACTGGAAATACCTAAACGATCCGACAATGCGTGGAGATATCGTAGGTGGAGCAATTAATGGTGTTTTAGTACCAGCAGGTTCAACTACTGTATATGACCAAGTATTAGGAAAGAACGCAAAGCGTCCATTCTTACACGTTCGTTACAGAGCTTCAGAAACTGAAGACAGACGTTATAAAACTTGGATTACAGGTTCAGCTGGTGGAGCTGCTACATCGGATTTAGATGCGATGGAAGTAAACTTCTTATCAGAGAGAGCTTTATGTACTTTAGGTGCTAATAACTTCTTTATCTTTACAAACTAGAAGTAAATTATCAAAGGGGAGTGAATTAAAGTAGCTCCCTTTTTTTTATTATAAATTAAATCAAAATTAAATCAATATGGCATTAAAAAACAAACCAGTATTTGTAGACAAGGTTTACAAATTAACACAAAACAGAGCGCCCTTAAGCTACAGTATCCCTTCAAGAAACACAAAGAGAAGGTCATTACTATGGTTTGATGAGGAAACTGGAATAAATAAAGCATTACGTTATGCTAGAAATTCAAAAAGTATTTTTGAAGATGAGCAAGACAAGAATGTTATTTTAGAACCTATCGTCTTTGAAGATGGTATGTTGTTTGTATCAAAACAAAATCAGATATTACAAAAGTTTTTAGCTTATCATCCATCAAACGGACAGATGTTTGTAGAGGTTGACAAAGAAAGAGACGCAAGTGAAGATGTAGAATCTTTAGATTTAGCTCTAGAGTCTCAGCTTATAGCAAAAGATTTAGGTATTGAAATGCTTGAAACTATAGCTAGAGTTGTAATAGGATTAAGAGTTGAGAATTTAACTTCTTCTGAATTAAAAAGAGATGTTAGACTATTTGCTAAGAGATATCCAAATGACTTTATGGAGGCTATGAATGATCCTTTATTAAAGCTTCAAAACAAATGTGCTAATTTCTTTAGTGAAAATCTTTTAACATTAAAAAACAAAAAAGATGTTTACTATAATCTAAAAGGAAACAAGAAGAAACTACTTACTGTTCCTTATGGTGAAGACCCATTATTTATACTAGCATCATTTTTACAGAGTGATGAAGGGTTAGAAGTTTTAAAAATATTAGATTCTAAAATGAAATAATAACTATACAAAAGAGGCTTCAAAATATGAAGCCTCTTTTTTTGTATCTTTGTGAAAATAAGTTTATAAATGGCATCAATAATAAATACAGTAAGAGCTACTGTTCTTTCAATTGCAAACAAAAATAATTATGGGTATATAACTCCTAATGATTTTAATTTATATGCAAAGCAAGCTCAATTAGATATATTTGAAGATTATTTTTATCAGTATAACAGTTGGATTGTAAAGCAAAATGCAAGAGTATCTGGAAGTGATTATGCTGATATTATAAAAGGGTTAGTGGAAGTAATAGATAGTTTTTCTTCTACTAAAGGACTAATTAACACAGGTATAAACTTGTTTGATTTACCTGATGATTATTATTTAATAGATAAAATTAATTACTATCCAAACCTTACAGCTAAGGGTACTTTAACTTTTGGTTCAACAGGAAATACATTAATAGATTCAGCAGCAACTTTTGTTACAGGAGGTCAGGTAGTGGCAGGTCAGTTAATAGTCAATACTACAGGAGGAGGAATATATTCTGGAGGAAGCGCATTTGTTGTAAGTGTAGATAGCGAAACTCAATTAACAATATCGACTAATGATTTTTTTACAGGAACTTTTGGAGGCACATCTTATTCAATTTTAAGTACAAAAGGAATAACAGAAATAGAGAGAGTATCTCAAAACAAAATATTTTATTTAAACTCTTCACCACTTACTACTCCAGGGCTTTCATTCCCTGCGTATGTTTTAGGAGGTGCAAACAATGTTAATACAGGCAATACAATTACAGTTTATCCTGAATCTATTGTTACAGCAGGAACAGTTGTTTCTCAGTATATTAGATATCCTAAAGACCCTAATTGGACGTATGCTACATTAGCAGCAGGAGAACCTTTGTTTGATGAGTCAGCACTTGATTATCAGGACTTTGAGTTACCTTTATCAGATCAAGTTAATATTATAAACAAAATATTGCAATACGCAGGTATGTCAATACGAGAAATATCACTAACTCAATTTGGTCAAGCACAGGAACAGATGGATGATACCCAACAATCACCCAATCTAACATCATAAGATATGGCATATATAACAGATTATCAGTACTACGAAAATAACGGAAACCAACCCGAAGATGCTAATTGGGGTTCGTATCAATACATATCTTTAAATGATATAGTAAATAACTTTATGGTTATGTATGTTGGAAACGACAAACTAATTAATAATGTTGAGAGGTATAACATTGTGTTTCACGCAAAGAGAGCTATACAGGAATTAAACTATGACTCTTTAAAAGAAATTAAGATACTTGAATTAGAGGTTTGTGATACATTAAGATTTGTATTGCCACAAGACTATGTTAATTGGGTTAGAATATCAATGTATAGAGATGGAACATTGTTTCCATTGACTGAGAATATTCAAACTAATTGGAGTGATGCATACTTGCAAGACAATAATTGCAGGATTTTATTTGACCAAGATGGTAATGTTTTAAAGCCTGAAAACTCTACATTAGATCTTGATAGAATAACAGGAAGTAATAAAACTATATACCTAAACCAACAAAGCGCATACAATGGACAAGAGGGTTATTTTTATAATGGCCTATGGTATTTTGAATATCCTGTTGGAGCTAGGTATGGTTTAAATACAGAGACGGCAAATGCTAACCCTACATTTAAAATAAACAAAAAAGGTGGTGTAATTAATTTTAGTTCAGATGTTGCAGGAGAGTTAATAGTTCTTGAATATGTATCTGATGGAATGGAGAATGGAGACGACTCTGAAATAAGCGTAAACAAGCTATTTGAAGAGTTTGTATACTCTTACATGAAGTATGTAATACTATCAAGTAAATATGGTGTGCAGGAATACATCATAAACAGGTCTAGAAAAGAGAAATCAGCGCTTCTAAGGAACGCAAAACTTAGAATAAGCAATATGCACCCAGGAAGATTATTAATGAATCTAAGAGGTCAAAACAAGTGGATAAAATAATATGGCTAAGATTCAAAAGAATTTCATAAAAGGGCGAATGAATAAAAGCGTTGATGAACGATTAGTTCCTCAAGGTGAATACATTGATGCTTTAAATATAAGACTAGGTTCAAGTGAAGGAAATGAAATTGGAGCTGTAGAAAACTCAAAGGGAAATGAGCTACTAGTACAGGTAAAGTTTAATGGACAGGTGTTGAGTGATGACGCTAGATGTATTGGCGCTTATGATGATGGTGCAAATGAAACTATCTACTGGTTTATTAGTGATCCTAGTAATACTAATTCTATTGTAACAGG